GCGAGATCATCTTCGTTCGCAATAAGTACTTCGTTTCCACCTGTAGCGGCGTTTTTTGAACTGGAGTCTAAGACTCTAGTTACATATAATTTATTTCCGTATGCTAAAAAGTTAGCAGCCGAAAAGAATGTTTCTACATTGAAAAGGTCTCCGTTCGCATATGGTGCCGGATCACCGAACCTTGCAGCCAGCGTTTCTTCACTGTCTACTAGGACTCTAGTATTTCCTGGACCCCATTTGAAAACCCCTGCAATTGCGCCTTCTGTAGTGGAAACTGCTGGTACAACTGTACTTAAGTCAATTTCTGATACATTTACGCCTGGACTAACCTGAAATGGCATTTCAATTCTCCTTTATTTTTAATAATGTTAATTGCTCTCGATATATTTATACTTCCTCGTTTCTTAGAAAGTACTGTCTCTCTCGTAATCATAATCCCAGGTTCTTACGAGTTCGCCACCTTTAAATTCATCATCTTCTTCCCAGGAATTATCTATACCCTTATCTATAAAACCAAAGGGTACGAGATCATCTTCCAAGGCTTTCGCATTTAACTCGTATAAGTTCTTTCGTATATCAATGTCTGTTAATTCTTTGAAGTAATCCTGTTGGGATAACCATGCAAATAATACCAGACACATTACAAGATCGTCATTCTGTCCGTCTTCAGCTTCGTAACTAGTTCCTCTTTTATTGGCTACGAATGTAGTAAGCTCAGCTAAAATATCGAAATCATTTAACACTAATCGATCGTTCTCGATTATTGTTTTTAGCATAGAACATCCTATCCTTTTTAGTGATGAGGTTGTTCTTACTCCCGGTTGGCTATCACCGCCACCAAAGCCACTACCAACTAATTGTCCAGCTCTACCCTTCCAAACAGCTCGTATTAAGGCTTCATATTCTAGATCATTGTGTAGTATGTCAGCGACTTGTTGGCCTATATCATTAATCTCTACCATCACGGACGCATTATTATATGCTCTAGCAGCATTGTATATCGCTTTAGGATATAATACTGGAGCTATAGTATTGTTTCTGTAGGTAGCTACTATCTTATATGGGACCTGTGTAGCATCAAATACAACGAAGGCACTGTAGTCACCGCCTACACCTCTACTTGTATCTACTGTTATAGCATATATGTGATCGGTCTTTGGTCGTTCAAAGATCTTCATGCTTTCATTATGAGACATTGGTTCTTCATAAACCATAGTTCTTAATTTGTTTGCATCGATTAATGTATCCGATGACCCTAAGAACTCACATTCAAACTCAACTGCAAATTGTTTTTCAGAAGTGTTTCGAATTGTTTGTTCTTTCCACGCTTCGTCTCTGCCAGGAACATCCCACCAGTTTACACTTACAGTTGCATAATCATTAAATCCTTTCTCTGCATCATGCCATAGTTTATAAAACATATTCATACCATTAGGCGTAGATGTGATCAATACTCTAGATGTTCTACCAGATGAAATGGTAGGATAAACAGAACTAAAGAACTCATCCTGCACGGTTGCAGGTACGAATGCAAACTCATCTAGGTATACTAAGTTAATAGACATACCCCTGACTGCTGAAGCAGATGTAGATGATGCAAATATCTTACTACCATTCTCCAATACGATACTACCTTTGTTCCATTCTACAACTCCTTGTTGTAAGAACCATGGTAGGTTTTCATATGCTAGTTGAAGTCTGCCAAGAATTTCTCTTGATGTTGCAGCTTTGTTAGCAAGAATAGCAATGTTAAAATCTGGGTTGAATAATGCATAGTGTAACATGATTGCAACCATCGTGGTTGTCTTACCAGTCTGACGTGGCATCTTACATATTACAAATCTGTTCTCATTGACAGAATGCATAATATTCTTTTGGTAATCATATGGCTGATAAGGTACTAGACCTTCATCAATGTTAACAATCTTAATATAGGTCTCACAGAAATGAATTACATCCTTATTGCATTTAACTAGCTCTTTAATCTCTTTCTCTGAAAAGTCTATTTCAATGTTAGACTTTTTGAGCTTTGGATTTCCTAAATAATGATCAGCCATCTTTGTGTTGTTTTACTTTCCTGGCTCCACCTTCTAACATAGCTGTTAGTTCTGATGTGGATCCTACGAATAAGTTATTTGTAACTTCCTTCGGTCCCTTTTCTTCTGGGTGCATGTCTTTCATTTTCTTCTGTAGATCAATTAGATCTTTATTAGCAGATGATAAGGTACGAACCAAATCAGCCACAACTTCAAATGAACGGGGGTGCTGTGATTGTTGAGCTAAATCAACTATGCCATTAAGAGCATCTGTGCCTCTCTCAATTACATTGTATAAGTTTTCTCTAGCATATATGAAGTCATTCTCAAGTGTTTCATCACCCGCGACTTGAATAGGCTTCTTTACTTCTGCAGGAACAATGTCACCCTCCATCGGACTCACGTCTAATGCTTGGCTTATTGGATCCTTACGGGGTGTCTTCTCCATTAAAATAATCCTCAAAATCAGTTATAATTGCATAGTTATCCCCAGACTTGATTAGGTCTGGCGCTATTGTTGCTGCAGCATTCGTGGTCGGATCTCTAAATTCATCCAACCCTGGTTTCTGTTTTATTCCCACTGCTGCTGTATTTGCTGTTAGCGTAGAATAGATGTTAGTATTAGCTTCGTTGATAATACCAACTTCTTTTACTGGTCCAAATAAATATGCTTTCATTACAAAACTCAAATTCCATATAAGTGCTCTTCTTGTTTCAAAGTCACCCTCATATGTATCTTGTGAACTCAGCCCCTGTAGTGTTATAGGGACGTCCACTTTTATATCCATATCATCCAATAGCTTAATTGTGCTAGTAAACTCTGGAGTAAAGAATGGTAAAATCTGTTCTAAAACTTGGGTAGCATCTTCTGCATACCTCACATATATGTTCATGTCAAAACTAATTTCGTACGGTACAGGATTGAAGACTCTTTTTCTCTTAGATGGATCAGTAGAATCTTTTACCAAGTGTCTCGTCGTACTTAATTTTCGAGATGGGTCATACTGTAATGTGGTCATCTCAAATGACAATCTTGGTAAGTTGATTGCCTGTTGTTCATCTAAACTTAAATTTTGTTCTAGTCTAGCAGTAACCTTTTCTCTAGGTGCATATGTTAATGGAAGTTTAATCTCTGATATAACATTGCCACTACTATTCCTTCTCTTTATATGTATGTCATTAAATAACGTACCAAAAAGAATAATGTACTTTCTTAACGATTCGTGGTAGAATTTATTACCTAACATTAGAACGTACCTCCCTCACTGAATGGATCCTTATCTGTAAAGTCAATAAAGTTATCAGCTTGCGTTTCAATAAATGTGTTCTCGCTGTCTGTAATATCGTCTTGATCATTCTCTGCGTAACCGCTAAGTATAATCCTCTCTCCTCTTTCATCATGGATTGGTAGTTCACCTGTCTCCATCATGAACACTCCATTAAGCTCAATGTCCATTGATCTATTAGTTTCAAGTTGATCAATTTCTTGAATACCAGTATCAAATCTTTCACTGCTGTACTCAAACATTTCAAGTCTCAACTCATAGAATTGAAGAGCTCCCATTTGATAGAATACTGGTTCGTGTTCTACAAAGTTGACTGAGTATAGTTTATTGTTTAACGGGAACCATATTAAGTCACCTTCTCTTGGTCTAGTCAAGTTAGCTAGATCAGGTGCACCGACGTCGGTTTCAAATGTTCTTCTTGCGACGGACATTGTCATTGTGTCTCGTTGCTCTACACCAAACTTAGATAAGAAGTCTCCTTCTCCACCAAAGCCTTCAACTGTATTAATATACATATCCGTTGTGTAGAACTCTTTGAACATTCCTGAATCACTTTCGCCATATAGGCTATCATAATCGTAATATGTTTTCGGCAAGTAGTATGCCTCGATTCCATAGATGCCTATGGATTCGATTATCAAATCTTCTATAAGGTTCTGTTCTGAACTATTATTGAAGTTGTTAAAGAAAACATTACGAGCCATTTTATCCTACCATATCTTCGGGAGGATGTGAGTATGATGACGCCATTTCTTCTTCTAGTAGTTGTCTTTCTGCAACTGCGTCGTCATAAATCTTCTGACCGTTAAACTGAACTCCTCCAGGTAATTGTAATCCTTCAAACTTAGTTAGATTGGATCCCCATTGAATCTTAATTAAACAGGATGCATATCTTAACAACCATCTGTCTTTATAGATGTCTGTGTAAGTTTCTGGATCCCATACCTTATATGCTTTAGCAACAATGAAGGTACCTGTTTGAGCTCTGTCCCAGCTCATATCAATGTGTAATTTGTTTCCCACTCTGCTATAACGGAACATCTGCTTACCTACTAGAATCTCCTCAATCATACGGATGTTTTGGAAGTTCATAAAGTAAGGCACCAGCTCATACCTTGAAAGGTCGTACAAGTCGTTTAAGGCAATCTGATAACGTATATTGAATAGGTTATTGGTAGATGTAGAGTCTCCTATATCAAATAGGTCCACCACTCCAATAATATTGTCTGGTACAGTTATATAACCATTAGCCTTATCTTGGTCAGTAATCTCATGCTTGTAGTATGTTTGCTCTACTCCATCAAAATGATAGTCTTGATAGTAGTCCATTGCTTCGTCGACTCTATCATCAACTTGATCTTCATCTACATTTATTTCGACTACAGGCTTTCCTAGTCTTCTAAGACAATGTTCTTTAAATTCTGCTTTTGTTGTTGGTTTACTCATAATACTATTTATTCTCCCCAGGAGATGTCGCCATTGGCGTAGTGAACTTTGAACACTCTGCCGCTGTTGTCCTCTAGGTCTGTTCCAACTCTAAGATCACCTTCAACGTCAAGTGTTGCTTGTGGGTTATCTGTTTGTATACCAACTCTATCCGATGAAGTGTTGGCTACTAGTAGATCGTCGTTGTCACTAGAACCTAACCTCTTACCTTTTCCTGATTGTTTGTCAGCTTTAATTACAGCATCAGCGTGTCCGACGTCTTTGCCTCTTGATGCATCCGACATTAGTGATGCCATGTGTCTTGCTTTACTAGCCATCTATTCCCCCCACGCTATATGTCCGTTAGCATAATAAACTTTAAATGCTCTATCACTATTGTCTAGTAAAGTGTCTTTGATCTTTACATTTGCTCCGAAGTAAGCATTGCCATCTACAGATAGTAAATGAGCTGGATTGGTGTTACCAATACCTATATTATTGTTTGCTGCAATTGTTATATTGTTTGAAGATCCAATAGCATATGACATAATTTGCAATAAGTCATTATTAGATGCAGCAGATGTAAGAATTACATTTGCACCATTAGTTGCCGTATAATCTTCTGTGAGTTCTAGTAAGATACCATTCAAGAATACTTGTATGCTATCAGATGTTCTATATCCTAAACTATTACTGTTATCATCATTGCCAGCAAAGTTTGTCTGGTTAGTGCTTGCTGTGAATTGATATTCTGTATATGCGGAGAATCCAGCTGCACCGGCTTCATTAGTCCAGAAGAGTTGTCCGTTACCATATGTTTTTAGAATCTGTCCTGTTCCGCCATCTTCAGATGGAAAGGACTGTGCATTGATTGTTAGGGATGATACATTAGCACCAATTTCAAACGTTGCGGTGCCATTGGCTGAGTACATAATACCATCAGTGGTATTAATTGCCAATTCACCCGTTGTTAAATCTGATGTGCTCGGTGCGTTATTTGTTACCGCACTTCGCTTCAACTTAATAGTTGACGCCATATGTATCCTCTTTAAATGCTTATATAAGCAGAGTTTATAGCCCCTTATATAAGGGGCTTATAATATTATTTAGTAAGTCCCACCGTCAATGATTGCGTCTAGCTGAGCTATTCCACCGCCAGTTAAATCTACTGTTGTGCCTGGTTCGTTGGTAGCACCGTTGTATACAATGAACGTATTCGCTGATTGATCTCTTGCAATACCGTAGAAGAACTTAGATGATGTGTTACCTGCTACACCGTAGAAACCTACGTCTACTGCATCAGTAAATGATGCTCCGTCAGCTTGGTTATCAGCCAATGATAACATCGGATCATCAATCGTTACTGTTGTTGAACTTACTTCTGTTGTAGTACCTTGAACAGTTAAGTTACCAGCTAGTATTAAGTTTCTAGCACCAATGTCTGCTGCACTAGATATAGTAGCGCCACCAATAGCAGCACTTGTAGCATTAACTTCACCGGTAATGTCTACATCACCGCCTACTATTACATCAGCCTGTCCAGTAATATTGCCTAGAACATTTAATGTGCTATCTAAATCTACTGCTACATCTGAATGAAGAGCTGTAGAAGTAATACTAGTATTAACAGTTGAGTTACCTACGGTAACATTGTTGTTTCCAATTGTAATTAATCCGCCTGCAGTACCTACCGTAAAGGTAGTTGCATTTGCGGCTGGTCCATTAGTTGCACCTACTTGTAAGCTAGTTGTGATTGCGGCTGTTGCGGCATTTACTTCACCAGTGATATCTACATCACCGCCTACTACTGTATTACCTGATGTTTGTACAGATGCTACTGATACAGCATTTGTTAGATTAACAGCAATGTGTGTTGTGTTAGTACCAGATACTACAATGTGGTCGTCACCTTGAATCTGAATTGTTTCTGTTTCACCACCACCAGCCAATGCTAAGGTTGATATTGTGGAGTTACCACCTGCAGTAAGGTCTACGTCTATTGTGTTTGCTGTAATAGTAATAGCACCTGAACCATCAGATGTTACACCAATACCATTAGCACCTGTAAGTACTACTTGTGTGTTAGCAGCGTTGCCTGTACCAGTTAACTTAATTGTAGCACCATCAGTATCAACGACAGTTCCTACAGAATAGGCATCGCCTGATATCTGAATAATATCTGAACCATTGGAGGATGAGAATAGTTTCTTATCCGCCAGGTTAATCGCTAGTTCACCAGCAACCAGGTCCCCACCGGATGGAGCAGTCCCAGCGTTGCTGTTTCTTTTTAGTTTAATAATTGAAGCCATTTGATCCTCTATTTGTTTAATACGTCTTTCAGTATACCCATTCTTTCTTGTTTGAATGCACTAAAACGTTTTTTGGTTTTTATCTCTTCTTTATTTAGCGATTCAAGCTGTTTGATTTTTATTCTTTGTACTTGAATCTCTGTAGTTAATTGCATGTTCCTCTTCATCAGGTCCTCTATGACCTCTTGTTGATTCTGAACATACTGACTAATCATGATTAACTCATCATTATCAAATTCACTTCTCTCACTCACTTAAAAAGTTCCTCCATCTAGATCTCCAAAACTTGGAGTATCATTTGTAATCTGCATAACTTGTCCATTAGATCCAGTTGCCTGGGCTAGTGTAGACGTGTTACTTGCATATAATACACCTTTAGCAGTAAAGGAAGTCAACCCTGTACCACCATCAGACGTAGCCAATGGTGTTGCTAAACTGTCTATAGTAGCATTATATAATGTTGCATCAGTGATACCTGTGTTGTAAGTATTACCAATATATCTTGCGCCGGTTACAAATATGCTATCAGAGTTCCCTACTTGTGAAGGTATATTTGAACCTATAAAATGTAACGTACCTGATTGATAATCAAAGTACCATTCATCATCATTACCGGATCCAGTTTCAAATAACTGAGTTCCGTTAGCTACAGGGTTACCTGAACTAGCAGAATCTACATACACTTTTAATTGGTACGTGGATCCAAAACTTGGAGGTACCCAATTAGTAGCTCCCGTCTTCCATGTTCTATTATTTGTGGCTGTACTATCTTCTGTAGTCTCATGCTCTGTATATATTCTTAGAATAGCAGAGTTAGATGAGGGCTGTGTGCCTGGAATGTTATCACCATCAGACCATATATTAGATGGCTTGATGATTAACTCTGACACTATAGCTTCGTTAGCAGCTTTTTTATTTGCGTTTGTATCTGATTTAGTTTTACTGAAACCAATCTTCTTCCATAGAAGGTCAACTTTTTGGGTATCTGAAATAGCCATTATTCAACCTCCAACTTTGTTAAGTAATCTCCACTTTCAAGTTTTATAGAAACTAAAAGTTGATTGTTGTATGAGCTTGATAAGTTTTGATCACCAAGAGTCATATCAAATGTCTGATTGCTATATGTTGTTCCGTCCACGATTACCTGTCCTGAATTAAATGCACAGCCATCTGAACCGTTACCGCCATTGCCTGTATCACTACCTGGTGTTCCTGCACCACCATAAGCCACGCTACAATCTAACCATCCATTTTTTCCGGATGCGTCGTCTATGTTTGTGCCTGGTGCTGCTACAAATACTCCTGACACTTTACCAGTCAATACTAAACTAAAGTTTGCAACTGTAGTTCTTTTTAATGCAAATCTAAAGTACTGAGCTCCTGATCTTCCAGTGCTTAAGTCTGGACCTGCAGGCAAGTATCCTGATGATAAATCTGTCGTGTAGTGTTGTAAGTTACCATATCTCTGTATTGCTTCATCTGTCCCTGCCACTGTAACTGAACCAGTCCATGCATTGTTAACATAGTAGTCAGTTGAAGCTGAGAAAGTTGGAGTTGCATTAGTAGAACTAAACCCTGTGATTCTGACACCATCTGTATCAAATGTAGCTCCTAATGAATCTGATACTGGTATTGAATCCTCTCTTACGCCTGATGAATTCCCGTTATATGATTGTATGTTTGTGTTACCATAGTTTACATATGAACCATTGCCGTTGACGTTTTCCATTCTCATTTGGAAACCCTCTACGCATCTACCGCCACCACCAACATTTATTTGGAATGTGTCTAGTGTTACAGCAGAATCCATTCCCGTATTGGCTTTTGGTTTACCACTGGTAAGTGTAGATGATGGCATTATAGTATAGCTCTTATTCTGAGTGCTTATTGCACTTCCAGAATCTGACTCAACATTAGTTCCATTTGATATATCAAAAGGATTAGAAGAGTCCCTATAAGTTTGCCCAGCAACATTTGCTACCGTAACGCCAACTACATTAAGAGTAGCATCGTTCGTATAATATGGTACACCAGAAACATATGCTAATGTCCCTGCTGAGTTTTGTGTTACTGAAGTACCTGCCATATTAATAACAGGTGTACCAGTTAAGTTATCTTTTACAAATTGTAAGACTGAGGTATTTCCAGTTGCACTATGACTTAGTTTATAAGTATGTAAACCTGTAGTAAGTGATGACTTAGAAATCCTTGCTCTAAAGCCAGAATATAATCCTGGAGCATGTATTCTGTTTGCAGCACTAACTGAATCACCCGAATTGCCAAAGTTGTAAAAATCCAACTCATCTACGACAACTAATGATTGATTGGTTCCAGTATTATCAGAACCATCAAATGCTATAGCGCCATCAGCCGATCCGTCAATGATTGCGGATAAAGTTCCTGCTGATGCGTTATATGTAACTTGTGAGTTTGCTTCTCCTGTTGTTTGGATTGCTCCCGTGGTCGTGTACCTTGTAATGGTGTCTCCATCTCCAAGAGTACTCTCTGTAGAATTATCAATGTGGCCATCGGCAAGTTTTGGACTTGTGCCAGTTGATCCACTAGTAAATGAAAATGTCTTGCTTGACAGTCCCTCAGGAGCTGCGATGCTTGTGTCGAATATTTTAATTGTTTTCGATGATGTATCAGGCAATGCTGCTGGGTTTGCAGTACTATGAGTGTTGATAGCAAACGTGATTGTGTCGGTGCTAGAACCAGTCCCTGAGCTGTAAGCATGTCCCAAACGGGCGCCCTCAGTTCCACCGGCTGCGCTTGTGCTTGCAATGGAGTCAGCAGAACCATCACCCCAATTAACATGGAATGTAGCAGTGACGCCATTGGCGTTTGTCGTCTCGTTGTCGAGATATACGGTCTCATTTACATTAGCCTCTGTTATTTCACTTCCTCCAGATGCTGCTAGGTATAAATCAAAGTCAGCATTTGGATCACCTGTATACAAAGTAATAAGATCTGTAGCTGTGAATGTAGCTACATTACCTTCGCCAAGAGCATTTGTGTTCTTAGCATATACAATGACATCAAAAGGAGAGTTGGTGTTGTCCGTGTAGGTGTGAGATGGAGTTGAATCCGTTGTATTATTCGTCCAGCTACCGTCCCCCCAGTTGATGTCATATCTGTTTGCGTTGCCTACAACGCTTAATGTTAGTGTACTTGTAAGAGGAGCTCCACCTGTGTTACCAGAGGTGCACGTTGTTACTACATCTCTTACATATGTGTTATTATATGTGTTAAGTACAACTTCGTTTAATTTGTCTATTGCGTCTGCTATAGATGTGCTATTAGCCAAAGATGTTACAGCACCTTCTACATTGCCAATACCGGATCCGTTAGCATATACGCCATCTGTTGATGGTCCTATTATAATGCTATTGCCGCCAAGCTGAGCTTCAATGTTGTCTACATATTGCTTAGTAGCAACACCTAAAGGCACTGTTGGATCTGCCGCCAACGTTACTTGGTTAGCGTATACGTGTCTAAAGTTTAATGAGTTTGTTCCAAGATCAAAAGTTATATTGCTGTAAGGGATGATGTGTGAGTTAACAGCTGCACCAAGTGTTAATACGTCACCACTGTCACCAAGTGTTAGACTATCACCTCTGAGTATAATATCACCCTCTACTGTTAGAGAGTTGTTGACAGTTATATCTGTTGCTTGAACTGTTACTACATTAGCAACATTTGCTGTGAGTGTATTTGCATACACACCATGTATTGAGTTAAAGTTGTTTGCATCTACATTAGCAGATGCGTTTAATGATTGTGTTGCTGAGGTTGTTACACTGAAAGTACCAATCTCTAAAGTATCAATGCCACCTGTACTGTTAACTACTAGTGCTGCACCGTTCTTTAATTCACCAGGTGTTACATTTAAAAGAGCAACATCACTTCCACCGCCCACTTTAATGACCGTATTGGCAGCTGAGTTAACTCCTATAAAAAGATTGTTGGATGTGAACGAATATGCTAGCTCACCATTTGCTAAACTTGTTGGTGCGTCATTAGCATAACTTCTTTTAATCTGGATAGTATTGTCAGGCATTTAGAATGACCCCCCATCAAGATTTAATGCTTGGAGCACATACTCATCACTCGCTGCATCATAGACCAACGTACCCCCGTCTACTTCTACAGTATCATCAACATCTTCGAGTTCGGACAGCTTTCTTTTACCAAGTGCTGAGTTTGTCAAAGTTATTGTGTTGGCAGACATTGGTGATCCTACTATACCACCTGAAGCTCCGACGTTTACTTTTACACTCGTCGTCTTTTGATTAAACAGTGTGTTAGCCATTACCTAGTTACCTCTGGTGTTACTGTCACTACCCCCTCTAGGATACGTGATATGACACTAGAAGCATCTGTTAGCTCCACGTCATATACATATCTACCAGCAGTTAATGCTGATGTCGTAGCGTTGTTTAAGGATAAGGTTAGCGTGCCAGTGTTGTTGGCTAACGCTGCAGTAAATGCGACAGAGTTGGAAGACGTGTGTGTTCTTCTGATCTGAGAAGCAGCAGACATCCCAGATACATCCAACTGAGTGCCTTCCGCGTTTGTTAGTGTGATCGAAGTTTCAAAATCAGTTCCCTGATCTATAACTATGTTGACTCTTGTTGCCATCCATCTCTCCTATAATACAATTGTATTTATAAGAATATTCAGGCCAGGATTTATGGATCTAGCGGATCAACACTATTATTGTTATCTTTGAGATTTATAATCTTTCGATTATGGATCCACCTATTCTGTTTACATATGATATCTATATCATCTTGAGATATATTATCTATGCAAGATAGGGCTTTAAGTGACTTAGCATATATGACAAACCAGAAGGTATTCTGATCTATTAACAGCTGTTCCGTGACACCTTTAAATGCCATTGCTTGTTGTTTTCTATTCTTGAAATGATGCACGAGAGTGTCATCCATCACTTCTACGGCACAGTAAGCATCATTGGGATCTTGAAATCCTTCCCAGTAAGTCTTATACTCTTCGACCAAGGCGTACCCAAAGTCGTATCTAAGATGATTAATCATTCTACCTCAGTTAACTGATCTACAATATCTTCCCAAATGGCTTCATCAAACACTACGAACCCTAAAGTAATTCTTGGACCACCGTATGCTGAGTGCCACATAATCTTATCGTGCTCTTCTTTCTTTCCGTAGTATCCTAGTTTGCAATGCCACCCATCTTTGTCCTGTAGATGAACTAATTTAGTTTCTGGATCAGGCATAATTGAACCTGGCTTCTCGTTAGTTGCATCTAAGTTTCTCCAATATCCCGTACCATCAGAATATGTAAACAAACAATTAAATCCTGGAACATTCCAATTGGTGTGCCATGCAATGTA